ACAAGGTGGTGGTGGCGGCGGAGCAGCTCAAGTTGGAGGTTCAGCTGGTAATAATGGAGGTAATGGTGGTAATGGAGCAGTAGCAAATATAACAGGTTCACCCGTAACTTATGCTGGAGGAGGTGCTGGAGGTGGTCATGGTGGTCAATTTAGCCCTGGAGGCGCAGGAGGCGGCGGCGGAGGAGCAGCTGATACGGATGGTACAGACGGACTTGGCGGTGGAGCCGGTGGAGATAAACAAAATGGTTCTGCACAATCTGGAGGATCTGGAAGAATTATTTTAAGATGTCCTAGTGCTACAGATATATCGGTATCTCCGGGAACTAACTCAGTAGCTACAGATGCACCAACTGGTGATAAAATTGCAACATTTAATGTTACAGGAACAGTTGATTTTTAATGGCTTATTTTGCAGAAATAAATAGTGAGAATTTAGTATTAACAGTTGTGGTAGCTGATGATATTGATATTGAAAATAATGGAGGACATTCTTCCGAAGAAGCAGCCAACGTTTTTAAAAGAACATGTAGCCTAAGTATAAATGGTGTAAAATGGATTGAAACTTTTAAGGATGGTACTAGAGGACAATATGCAGGGATAGGCTATTCATGGAATGAAGAACATCAAATTTTTTGTGAACCAAAAAATTATCAAAGTTGGTTGTTAAATACTACTACAGGTATGTATGAAGCACCAATAACTAAACCTACTAATGGTGATATTAAAGTATCTTGGGATGAAGATAACCTAAGATGGCAAAGTTTTGATTACGGAGATACTCCGGAATCACCTGAAATTAAAAACTGGAATCCCGATACATCTACTTGGTCATAATTGACTTTTTTAAAATATAGTGTTAGAAGTATTACGAAAGTAATATGGTTTTAAAAGAAAATATTTGGATTTTTAAAAAACAATTAGGTAATTTTTTTTGTGATGATGTTATTAAACTAGGCAAGCAAACTAATACAGAGGAAGCTAGAATAGATTTTAACACTGTCCCAAATAAAAAAATACGTGATTCTAAAGTTTGTTTTCTATCTGATTATTGGATTAAAGAATGGTTTGATAAATATTTTCACATAGCAAATAAAAATGCAGGATGGAATTTTCAATTTGACAAATACGAAAATTTTCAATTTACAGAATATAAAAAAAATCAACATTATGGATGGCATCCCGATTCTTTTTTTAATAAAAAAAGTGTAAGGAAACTTTCTGCTATAATAATTTTAAGTGATCCAAAAGATTATATTGGGGGAGAAATTGAATTTTGTGTGGGGATGAAAAACTATATAAAAATAGGTAGACCTCCAAAAGGTAGTATTATTATTTTCCCTTCTTTTATTTATCACAGGGTCAAAGCTGTTAAAGAAGGAAAAAGATATAGCCTAGTTGTTTGGGCTCACGGAGATAATTTTAAATGAAAAATATTTGTATAGTTGGTGCAGGAACTGCAGGATTAGTATCAGCATTAATGTTAAAACAAAGTCTTAATGTAAATATCACTATTATAAAATCTGATAAAATTGGAATTATAGGTGTAGGAGAAGGTAGTGAAAATAAATTTACACAATTTTTAAAATTTTGTAATATCGATAAAGAAGAAATTATTAAAGAAACAGGAGCTACTTTAAAATATGGAATTCTTTTTAAAGATTGGACAGACAAAGATTTTATTCATGAAGTATCTCCTCAAATTTTTAACATAAAAAAAGAACAATACCTTGCAGGTTTTGGTTACGCTATAGCAAATAATTTACCCCAAAGTAAATATACACAAATAAATCAATTAAAAGATAATAAAGTAGTTCATCAATATATTTCAGATCAATTTCATTTTAATACTTTTAAATTAAATAATTATTTAATTAAAAAATGTAGAGAAAGAAATATCGATATAATTGAAGATGAAATAACAAGTATAGAAATAAAAAATAAAAACATAATTTCATTAAATAAAAAATATAAATTTAATTTTTATATAGATGCTACGGGTTTTAAAAAATTGTTGATAAAAAAATTAGGAGGCAAGTGGAAGTCTTATTCAAAATATCTGCCTATGAATGAAGCTATAGCTTTTGCTACAAAAACCACTTCTAAATATCCTGCTTATACTTTGGCTAGGGCAATGAAAGCCGGTTGGATGTGGAGAATACCTGTTCAAGATAGGTGGGGCAATGGGTATGTTTTTGATAACCGGTATATAAATGCACAACAAGCTAAACAAGAAGTTGAAGAATATCTTGGTTATGAAATAGAGATAGGAAAAAATATTAAATTTAATGCAGGTGCTACAGATAAAACTTGGATTGGTAACTGTGTAGCTATGGGCTTATCTGCTAATTTTATAGAACCTCTAGAAGCTTCTTCTATTGGCAGTTGTATACAGCAATCTTTTTTATTAATAAATCATCTTCCTAATTATAATTCCACGGCTATAGAAGAATATAACAAATCATGCACTGCCTTGTTTGAAAACATAAGAGACTTTGTGTTAATGCATTATTTATGTGGTAAAAAAAATAGTCGTTTCTGGAGAGACCTATCTATAAAAATACCAAACAATTTAAAATTAAATCTTAAAAAATGGAAAGACAGATTACCGGTGTCTGAAGATTTTAAAAATAACTACGTTTTGTTTTACGAAACTAATTTTGCTTTATTTTTAAAAGAATTAAATTTAATGAAAATTAATAAAATTAAACATGAATATAAATCTAAAATAAACAAAATAGATCAAAAAGATATTGAAAATTTTTATAAAATATTCTATAAGCATAGACAGAATTTGATAGATCACAAGAAATATATAAAGGAGATAAATGAATACGTTTAGTTTAAATATATTTAACAAACAAATAGAAAACACAAAAAAATTAAATATAGATTTATTAAAAACTTGTAAAAAAATTTATAAAACCACAGAAAGTGTTACCTGTTCAAACATAGGTTATCAATCTGACAAAATAAGTGTGAAAAAATATCCAGTGTTTTTAGATTTATATCAAAAGTTAGAAAATAACGTTAGAGCTAATTTATCAGTTTATGATCTAAAAGAAATTAATTTAGATTTTACCTTACCCTGGATCAATATAAATAAACCGGGAGATTTTAATTGGCCTCACACACATATGAATCCCCACCTTAGTGGATTGTATTATTTAAAAGTGCCAAAAAATTCTGGAGATATTGTTTTTTATAATAGTTTTCATGAAGGTAATTCTTTTTATAATAAAAAATTTAATGAATATAATTCACACAATAGTAGTTCTTTTGCGTATGGTCCTCAAGAGAGCACGTTTCTAATGTTTCCTGGTAACGTAAAACATGCAGTAAAAAGAAACGAATCTAAACAAGATAGAATAAGTATTGCCTTTGATATAAATTTAAAATGAAAAAACACTTAATAATTAAAAACGCTGTAGATCCAATCTTATGTAATTTTTTACATAGATATCTTTTATCTAAAAAATTTGTTTTAACTACATTACTTAAACATAAATATATTTCACCTTTTTCACAAATACACGGGTCTTTAGAAGGAGATCCTCAAATTCCAAATAGTTTCTGTGTGTACGGAGATATTGCAATGGATTTACTTTTGTTTCCTTTAATGCCTATGATTGAAAAAAAATTAAAAATTAGTCTCGTGCCTACATACAGTTATGCAAGAATATATAAAAAAGGAGATGTATTAAAAAAACATACTGACCGTAGTTCTTGTTTAATTTCAGGTACTTTAAATTTAGGGGGAGACGGGTGGCCTATTTATTTAGAAGATAATAAAAAAACATATGAAATAAATTTAAAACCTGGAGACATTCTTTTATACAACGGTTGTAAAATTAAACATTGGAGAAAAGAATTTAAAAAAGAATTGTGTACTCAAGTTTTTTTACACTATAATGAAAAAGGATCTGAAAATATTTATGATAGACGAGAACATTTGGGATTGCCAATTAATATTAAAACAAAATAAATACACTTATTTATTTAAAGTGAACAATCACAATAAATTTAAAAATAAAATTTTAAAAGAAATATCCAACACTCCTTTTAAAAAAACTCAAGGTGTTTATAAAACAGATTGGACAATTGATCCAAATTTAAAAAGAACCTATTGGGAAAAATATATTCGAAATATAGCAGACAGTTGCATAAATATTTTAAAAAAAGATTTATATGGAAACATAGAAAAAAAAACGTGTTATCATAACCACTGGTTTCATGTATATAAAAAAAACTATAATTTTGGTTGGCACACACACGGTGAAAGTAATTTTTCAGCAATTTATTTTGTAGATTTATCAAATGAAAAGTATAAAACAGAATTTACCGATATGGATTTATTAATTAAAGAAGGAAATTTTTTGATCTTCCCTTCTTTTTTAGAACATCGTTCTCCATTAATTAAAGAACAAGATAAAAAAACAATAGTTTCATTTAATTTTTCTGTTTTATGAAAATAATAGATAATCTTTTAGATAAGGATGTTGCAGAAGATATTGCAAACAAAATAACGTCAGACTTTTTTCCTTGGTTTTATCAAAATAATGTAACCGATAAATCAAGTACAGTACATTCAGAGAACTATTATTTTACTCATTTATTTTATGACAACAACGAACAAAGTTCTTTTTTTAATTATGTAATACCTATTTTAAAAAAAATAAAATATAAAAAATTAATAAGAGTAAAAGCAAATTTATACCCTAACGTAAATAAATTAATTCAACATTCAAAACATATAGATTATAACTACCCTACAAAAGGAGCTCTTTATTATTTAAATACAAACAATGGACCAACTTATGTTGAAAATAAAAAAATTAATTCTGTTAAAAATAGGTTGTTATTATTTGATGCTTTTAAAAAACACAACTCAACAACATGCACTGACGAAAAATTTAGAGTAAACATTAATATAAACTATTTATGATAGAAATAATAGACGATTGGTTAGATCCAGATTTAAGTAATTTTGTAGAGGATAATTTTTTACATAAATACCCACATTACTTTGACCACACCCCAACAAACAAAGACGACAAAATTTTTTATAACTGCGAGTTAAACCATAATGATATGTTGGTTAGACTTTTATTTTACAAAGCTCAAAAAACAATTAATAAAAAATTAAATTTAGTTAGAACTCATTTTAATATTCAACACCCTGGAATGGATGGAGGTTGGCACGTAGATGATTCTCAATTAAGTTTTGTTTATATGGTAACTCAGACCCTAGATAAAAAAGAAGGAACTTTTGACATAAAAATAAATAATAAAATACGTTCAATTAATTTTGTTAAAAACAAACTATTAATTTTTGACTCTAATTTATTTCATAGAGGAAATTCTCCTCTACCCAATAAAAAAAGAAACATAAACGCCAGGATAACTTTTACTTTAAAAGCTAATTATGATTAAAGTTTATGATAATATACTGGACCCAGAAGAAATTACGTTTTTACGTAATACATTTTTAAATAAAAATTGTCCTTATTATTTAAAAAAAAATCAAACTGATCGTGATAATAGATTTAATTTTACACATGTTTTACAAGACAGGGATACTTTAGAAATTACTTCTCCAGAATATTGGAATGTTTTAAAAATAATAAAAAACTTGTGTAAAAAAACAAACATTAAATTAAAAAAAACTTTAAGAGCCGCAGTAAATTTAACTTTTCCTTACGTACCTTCAAAAGGTTCTATTCACACAGATCATTCTTTTGATCACAAACAATTTATTATATGTTTAACCGATGGTGGTGCAACTAATTTTTTTAACAATAAAAATAAAATAATTAAAGAAGTTGTTTCTAAAAAATATAGAGTTTTATTATTTGACAAAATACCTCATGCAATTGTACATTCAAAAAAACAAGAAAGGTTTATAATTGTGGTAACGTTTATATAATGAATATAATAAAAAACATATTGCCTAATCAAATTAATAAACATATTATTAAAAAATTATGTAATCAACCTAATTGGTGTTTTCCACATGATGTTGAAGATAAAACACGAGATATTTTTTTTGAAGAAATGGTAGATAAAAATATATCTAACTCTGGATTTTCTTTAGTTACTTACGACAAGGATAATAATTTAAATATTAAAACAGATTTAAACTTGTATGCTGAAATTATATTTTATTATATAAAACAAAAATTAAAATTAAATATTTATTCTATTTCTAGAATATACTGGAATTATTATGACAACTCTTCTGTAGGAAATTATCATTTAGATAATAATAAAATTAATTATAAATCTATAATATACAATTTACATTCTAATGATGGAGGAACTTTTATAAAAAATAAATTTATTAAATCAGAAGAAGGAGAAGCCATTATATTTGATAGTAATATAAGACACAAAGGAGTAGCGCCAATTAAAAACAAACATCGTTTTAACTTGAATATTATTTGTTTGTGTGATACGTAGTGCGTTTATTATGGATTACGATTCACTAAAATCTTTAGATCAAAATAAACACAAAAACCAACTTGTTGAAGAACTTCATGAATTACGGCAAACTCATGAACACACAAAAATGCTTTTAAAAAGTGAAAAAGAAATTACGTCTCATTATAAAGATGTAGTTGAGGTTAAAGACAGAGCAATTGGACAACTATCAAAAATAAATAATGAATTTTTAATTGAAATAGGTAAGTTAAGAAGTAGAATTAAAAAATTAATTATGGAATAATGAGTTCTTTTATAGAAATATACGATGTTGATAAAAAATTGTGTGACAGTTTAATAAAGTACTATAAAAAAAATACTCAATATAAAACTAAAGGTCATGTAGGCATTAATAGCACAACTGAAATAAATTCAACAGTAAAAGAATCTATTGATGTTGTTTTTCACAATGACACACAAAATAAAATAATTTCAAATTTCTTTAAAGTTTTATCTAATTGTGCCACGCAATATTTAAATAAATATAATATATGTTATGATATAAGAACTGAGTATTGTAATGTAATTTCCATGTTCCCACCATTAGGCGGTTTTAAAAAACTCCATTGTGAAAGAACCTGTATTAGAACATCAAAAAGACAATTAGTTTATATGCTTTATTTAAATGACGTAACTGACGGAGGAGAGACAGAATTTTTTTATCAAAAAATAAAAACTAAAGCAAAAAAAGGAAAATTAATTATATGGCCATCTGATTTTACACACACACATAGAGGTGTGGTATCCCCAACAGAATATAAATATATAGCAACTGGCTGGTTTGAGCTAATATCTTAAATGAAATTTAAAAAAATTAAACATTTTAAAAAACTCCTATCTGATTTAAATTTTGATTTTAATAGTTTGACTGATATTTTAAATACAAATGAACTTCATCAATACATTAAAGCCGAACCTTCTGATACGATTAACTTTAAAAAAATATTTGAACATATTTATCAAGTAAAAAATATAGATAAGACTTCTTATTTAAACCCCGTATATAATCTATTAGTTGATAAAACTAAAAATTATTTTGTTCCTGGTGATTTTGATTTATTTATCTCATTTAAAGCAGTTAAAGGTTGCACTCATTATGACAAAGAAAATGTAATTATTCTTGGGTTACATGGCACAACAGAATATTATTTTCCTCTATTAAAAAAATCATATTTTATAAATAAGGGAGATGCTCTTTATATACCTAGCGGAATTACTCATTGTGCATCTTCAAATACGGCAAGAATAGTTGCTTCTTTATCTTTATATTTATAGAAAATACTGATATACAGACCACATGCTACAAAAGATAGGTTTTGCACCAGGATTCAATAAACAAATTACAGAAACCACTGCTGAAGGACAATGGGTAGATGGAGATAATGTAAGGTTTCGTTATGGCACACCTGAAAAAATAGGCGGTTGGTCACAATTAGGTGAAAGTAAAATGACAGGAGCTGCAAGAGCTTTACATCATTTAGTTAATATTGAAGGTATAAAATATTCTATTATTGGGACAAATAGAATTTTATATGCTTATACAGGAGGTATATTTTACGACATACATCCTATTAGAGAAACTTTAACTTTGACAAATGCGTTTAGCACAACAAACGGTTCTACATCAGTTACTATAACTTACTCAAGTCCCCATGGTTTAAATGAAAAAGATATAGTTTTATTAGATAACTTTACAACCATTACAAATTCAAACTATGCCGCGGCAGATTTTAATGATAAAAGATTTATGGTAACGTCTTCACCCACAGCGCTTACTATTACAATTACAATGCCATCAGCTGAAACAGGATCAGGTGCTACAACATCTGGTGGTATTAGATCGCAAGCCTATTACAGTGTTGGTCCTGCAGAACAGTTACCTGGTTTTGGTTGGGGTTACNA